GAATCCACATGGGAACTTGCCTGATACGAGGTATCCCGGAGGAATATACCATTGTTTAAAACTGGAGTTGCCATTTTTTATTTGTTTTTAAATTGTTACTAATTAAAACCGTCTAAACATATTATTGTTTGAACGGGGTATTGTTCTTGTTGGTTTAGATGAAGATCTTGGTTGTTCTTTATCATCTACACCATTTGAAGAGATAATTTTTCTAGACTCTTCAGTTTTTAATTGTCTTACTACTTTTTCAGTAGCTATCTTACCACCTTGATCTTTAATTCTCCCTCTGTATCCATCGGGATCAGAAAGTAACCAAAGTGCTTCAGCAATAAGATCATGTCTTGGTTCTACAAATTGATACTTTTCTAATAAGTGTCCAAGTAAGTTTGTAGGTCTACCAGAAATTGATGGGTAATTAGGTTGAACTAATCCTGAATATAAATGACTTTGTACTTTCTTATCTAGTCTTACTCCTCCTAATTCACCTATTGAAAGTGTATTGTATACATTGTCTTGGTAAGCTTTAGCTTGATCAGCTTGTTGTTGTCTTTTATATTCCTGATCTGCAAGTTGTCTATTTACTATATCATCTTGCATTTTATCTAACTTCGGTTTAAACTGGTTAGCTTTTTGACCTAGTCTTCCAAGCTCATTCCAATCTTCTATCTCAGCTTCAATTTCTTCAGGTGTTCCAAACTTAGTAGCATATAAGTATTGTCTTGCAATTTCTGCTTGATGATTTTCATCATTTGGATCTAGTTCTCTTATTTCTTCTACATAAGCTAAGGTTCTAAATAAACCTTTAAGATCTTGTCCACCGTCTGCTACATATTTAGCAGCTACTTGAAGTTCTTCAGGTAAAGAGTTAAAGAATTCTTTTGGAGTATTCTTTCTTATCTCAGCTTCTCTTTCTTCAAAGTTAGCTTCAAACAGTTCTCTAAAGTCTTTAGTAGTATATTCATCTAATGACTTTTCATCATCAAAAGGCATAAGAGTACCTTCCTCAATCATTTTAGTTGCTAACTCATGTAAACCTGATTTATCTAATTTAGGTCTACCTTTATTACCGGCATCTTCCTCTTGAGAAATTAATCCATTAAGTTCAGCAATTGTGTCATCAACTTCTGCTTTCTTTTCAGCTGCTTCCTTTTTTTCTTCAGGAGTTGCAGTTGGGTTGTCAAAGAACGTCATGTCAGTTTTTTCTGCCGTGAAAAGAGTTTTCTTTTCTGGTTCTTTTTGGTCATCTGGTAGCATTATGTTTTCTGCACCAGGTACACCAAATAAGGCATCAATATCTACATCTACTTGATCCACCGTTGTGGATGCTTTAACCTGTTCATTCAGGTCATCAATTTCTTTATTCATGTTGTTGGTTTTTTATTTATACTTTAATATACAAAATAAACTTGGAAAATTTAAAAGTTATCAATTCTTTTTTTGCACTATATAGCTAAACCTATTTTTTCTTTTTATCAGAAGATTTAGAATCGTACTTATTCTTATTAACTCTAGCTATTTCCAATTGTTTATTTGCAATATCTTGTTGAACTTGTAGCTTCTGTTGTTCAACATCCATCTTCTGTGAATGCCTTACCATATCATCACTTTGCTTCTGTCTTTGAATATCAGTTTGTTGTTGATATTGCTCAGTGGCTCTGATCTCTTTCATAGAATCTTTAAAGTCAGATTCTTGGTTTTGATTAATATCTGCCATTGCTCCATATCCTGATGCTCTAATTTCTGCTACAGTAATATCTTTTTGAATCATCTTATCATCTCTTTGTGTAGCTGCATCAATCTCCATTTGTTTTTGTTTTTCTTGAGATTGTAATTGTTCAGTTTGCATACTTTGTTGTTGTTGCATTTCAGCTTGTTTTTGTTCTTGAACTCTTTTCTCAGAAATTTTAAGAACTGTGTTGATTTCTGAAAGGGAATCAGATTGAACAATTTTACCAAGGTCATATATAGAAGCTCCTGTAGTATTATTTTGAATAGCCATTTGTTTTAACTGTTCAAGAACAGCTCTATGGTTTGCAGTTGTAGTACAAAAGATATTTAGATCTCTCATTAGAAGATCAGTGCCATCTACTTGAAAAGTAACCTTTTCATCTGCTTCAGTAATATATGTCAATCTTGTTGATGGCTTTGTAGAATGATAGTACTGAGCTAAGTCAGTTCTCATTTGATGTACTCTAGGCATTAAGTAATCACAGTGTTGGATAAAATATACTTCGGTCTGTGCATAAGAAGCAGCAGCAGCTTGTTCAACACCCGTGGCAGTCATCTGAGATAACTGTTGTCCCATCCTTTGTGGATTAACACCTATTACTTCATAAGCCTGTTGTTTAAAATGGCCCGCTAACTGTACTCTAGACATTAATCTCTCTGTCTGAGATAGATCTAGTTTTTGGAAATGTTGGAAGTTTAATGCATTTTCAGTGTTTGTAATAGAAGTATCCAATGGTAACATCTGAAAGTTCTTCATTGCCACATATGCTTTAGCTAGATTTCCTTTTCCCCAATCTTCTCCTAATGAATGTCTTGGTAAAGTATTCTGATCAAGCATGATAATAGTGCCAAGCTCATCTACTAAGATATCTGCAATTTGGTTATTAACAATGTTATATCCAATCTGATATGGCTTCATTAAATCTAATAAAGCTGTAGAACGTGTATTTCTATCTGAGAATACTGAACCTTCTACAGGAAGTTTAGATCCATATAAACTATTATCACCTTTGAATTGAAACTTTAAGGGTCCTATTTTAGTTCTATTAACTCCAATATATATTGGTGTAAATCCTCCGGGATTATTCATACCCCAGAAAGAAGGGATATTAGGACCTATTTTAACACCACCCCAAACTTCATTGATCCAAATCCAATCAATGTGTTCTCCATAGATTAAGTTATCTTTAGTTTTATTTTTAAAAAGTCTATTATCATATATAGGTTTATCAGTTACTTCATAGTCATCACTGATTACTTCATTTGTAACTTGTCCAATTTCAGATATTTTAGTTAAGTGGCCAACTTTTTTCTGTGACTTCCAATAACCTGTGGTTACTCTAAGTAAGAATGCTGTACCTTGATCATAATAGTCTTCACCCTCAGCCATAATTTGGGTAATGATATCAGAACCATCTGTAATATTACCGGCCATAAATGATGTGTACTGTCTGTATGCTAATGAAGGCATGTTAGTATTCCATTCATGGGATTTAGTTGCATCATAGAAACTTCCGTCATTTTGAAGACCGCCAATATTATATGCAGCTGCTCTAATTGGATATATTGCTTCTAAGGCTTCTAATTGATCTTCATCCATTAAATATCCATATTTATCAATTACATCTGATGGAGTATACATATCTGTTTTACCTACCCAATTTGCTTGTGAGAGATATCTATTATCTGGAGACTTGTGATAAAAAGTAATAACAGGATTCCATAACTCTACTTCATAGTCATCTTCCATCATTCTAAAATGCCAGAATTCTCTATCTGTAATAAGCATGTCTCTAAAAGCTCTTTCCTCAAGTTCATCCATTTTAAATCTTTCAACATCTACTTTATGTTGATGACTTGCCCATTGTTCAATTACAGATCTATAATCTTTTTGAAAAAATTTTTCAATTTCAGGAAGAGATTTTATTTTTTCTGGATCTAATTGTTGTTGAGCTTCTGGAGAATTAGGATCTAAACCTTGCTCCATTAATGCTGAAATAATTTTTGTTTGTGCATCAGCCATCAATGTTTCTTCTACCATTGATCTCTTTTGCTCAAGCATTTCATTATAAGAAATATCATCAACAGCTCTGTAACTTAATTTGGTTGATCTTTTAGCAAACTCAGCCACTAGAACATTAATAACATTTGGAATGATTGGATAGAACTTTAACTCAAGAGCACTTTCATCTTCTTTTGTTAAGAGATCCACAATCTCTCTCATCTCATTATCTTCCTCAACAATGTAATCACTTTTATCTATAATACCTTTTGCAAGTTTATAGTTCTTCATTAGTCTACGGGCATTTCTACGGATCTGTTTAAGACCATTCCATTCTAACCAATCAAGATTCCAAGCTGCCCATTGATCATCTTTATCTTTTTTGGGTATAAATTGAAGAGGTTGTGTTACACTGCCTAAACGGTTATTTTCAACCTTAGCTCCTTTTTTTAATTGCATTGCATTATATACTTGCATAACCTTTATTTAAAATTTTTGAAAGGTGATCTTTTAAGACTAGAAGAATTAAAAGGTGAGTCATTTCCCATATTGCGAAAAGGACTCTTATTTAATTTAAACAAATTTTCTGACTTTTGCAAGTTTTTAGCATTATCATCTGCAATATGTCTTCTTAAATAACCTCTATTTGAATGTTGAATTTTCATAAATGAAACAAGAGCAGCAAAAGATACTAATCTATCTACGTTGACTCCATCTCTATATTCTTGCATTTCTTTAATTAACATGGGATCAGGTATCCTTTCAATACCATATGTAGTCTTTACAATTGTCCCATCAGTTTTTGTTTCAATATCTAATTCTTCTTTAGTGTATTCAATAGCATAACTTAACATATGTGCTTTAAAGAGTGTGCCAGTATTTTTCCATCCATACTCTTGATACACATTTCCATTAGCACTTAAATCTTTTAAAAATAATATCTGACTCTTAGGAACTAGATACCTTTGTTTTTTTCTAGATATCATGTACTGTATAAAGTAAGAAATATTATTTTCTATAAGTGCCCAAGCATTATACCATTCAATGATTAATTCTAACATCTGATGAGTTTTGTTGATATCATCATATCTACCACACCAAGATGCTACAATTTTTCCTTGCTCAACATAAGTTTCTGTTTCACCACTTGTAACTTTTGTTACCTCTACAGGAGCTTTCATTACATAGATAGAACATAATGATTCAGAGGTTGTAGTTTTACCTTCACCTACCGGGTCAATAGAAGCATAATATGTTCCAAACTTTGGATCATCAATTGGTCTTTCCCATACTACAAGACATGCAGTTTTATCTTCATTTTTTTTGTTTATAGGAAACTCCATAATAGGTCTTTTATTACTTTGTTTTACAGAAGGTTTACCATTCTCATCTGTAAAAATATCAAGGTACTCAAAACCATATTCTTTATCTTCTATTCTTCTCTGTTGTGCAGCAAGCAGGTGTGTAGGAAAAACTGAAATACTTCTGTTTGCAAATGCTTCATGTATATTTCTTGGATGCTGAGAAATTCTTAACTGGTAAGTTTCAGGATCTAATTCTTTTTTCCAAATATCAAATTGTAAATCTAAAGCTTCTAATGCTTCTTCTACTTGTGAATTACCAAACTTATCAATGTAAGGAGGCATAGACCATTGTTCAGGAATAAATAAACCTGACATACCATAAGTACCTTTACCATCAATAAGATTAGTTTCTACAGCATATACATCTTTAGATCCGGGATCTTCTATCATTTCCTTTAATGGATAGCATTGAGATAAATCCCCCACAGATCCTGCAGCAATAAACATCCCTGTAGTAATTAAACCAGATCTCATGGCCGGGCGCATGTACTCATAGGTCTTATCCATCTTAGGTGCAATTCCTGCTTCCTCATGAAAGAAGTATTTAACCGGACCCCCTACACCATTTGTAGGATCTTTTTCAAATGACATACCTTGAATAGTTCCTTTGAGACCTACTTCATTTTTTCTGTCACCTTTTCTTACTTCAATCTTTTGTTGCCACATCATAACTTTGTCTGGAGACATAGGTCTGTACCATGCAGTATGTTCATTTAAGAATGCAGCATATTCTTGTAAGAATTTCCAAGATCCTTTTTCATTAATATAATCTTTAAGACTGGCTCCAATTTTAAGAGTAACCCCCGCTTCAAACCATTGTTGATTTAGAAGTTTACCCATGTGATAATAGGAAGAAGCAATTTGCCGTTTCTTTAATATAGCAACATGCTTATAATTAAGTTCTGCTAAAAGCTCATAGAGTGCCATATGATATTGGGCATCTCTGATATCAGCAAATCCAAATTGTTGGATCTCTTTATTAAATATAGGTAGGAAGTTCAACCACATGTAGTATTCTCTTGCAAGAAACCAATGATTATCACCTTCTTTAATGATGATACCTTTTCTACATTTTATTTTTTGTTCATTCCAATAATTTATGAAGTCTTTTGATTTGAAAGGTGATGTACAATATACTCCATTCTTTCTGAATTTATCTGACTCAGATACAAATAATTTATTTGTAGTTTCATTAAGGTTGTATTTACCTGGTTCTTTGAATAAGGCAAAGATGAAGTCAGTGAAGTCGTTTCTGGATTCAAAACTTGTGGTTGTCCATGTTCCATTGTCATATGTTGGTATATCTTGATAAATTTCACTCATAATTTTTCTTATTGATCATAGGCCATGCCAATACCACCTCTGACTTTACTTGACTGTTCTTCCTGAAGATCTTTATAAGTACTTTTGAAAGACTGTCTAATAGCATCATAGTTTTTGGCTGCGGCAATTAGAGAATTAAAATTACCATCTCTACCTGTAGTGATAGTATTAGTCTCCATATATCTACCTAATCTATCTAACATAGCTGCGATACCTTTATATGCTCTGGATGTAGGTGTTTCATACATTCTTTCACAAAATAAAAGTGCTGTATGGATTGTATCATCCTCTGTAGAGAAGTTTGCCTCAATTTCTTTTAGTATTATATATTCTTTATCTTGCTCTGGTGTAAAGAAAAAAGGATTCATGTCCGGATTTGGACAGCACATATAAAACAAATATAAGTAAACTTTTAAATAGTCATCTGGATATTCATCCATAACATCTTTAAGAGCTTTTAATGTATAGCAGTGCTCTGTTGGAATTACTACTCCATTTTGGATATCAAATAGTTTTGTAAACATTTTATTTCTTTTTAATAAAGGTAGGGCTTTCTTTCATATAATTAATTACAGCTATTACTTCATCATATACATAAGGTACTGGGATTGGTATTACTTGTTTTAAAATAGGTTCTCCATTATCATCTTTTTTAGATATTGGGTATCCCCAGTTATCTTTTCCTTCTGTTTCAAAAGAAACATGATGAATATAAATATTACCTGGTAATAGTTTAGGATTATGTTTTAATATAATATACATATAAATGCTGAGTTGTAAAGCATAATGATTAAAATTACAATCTTCCAAACTAGAAACTGGATGGAGCATCTTCTCTGAGATTCCTTCCCAGTTCTTAAATGACTCCATCTTAATTTCTTTATTTGTTTTGTAATCAATAATATTTACCCTTCCGTTTACAATTTCTACTAAATCTGACTGACCACAAATACCTGCTGATTTTAAATAAACCATATGTTCAGGATATATTCCTGGTTCTAACTTTTGTAAGGGTGCATGCTTTATACCATCTAACAATGGTATAGGTTTAAATACAGGAATTGTCACACCTTCTCTTTCCATTGATGCTAAAGAACATAAGTCATCCTCTCTTTGATTATGATACCAATTTCCTAAAGTAGTTGCTCTCTTAGCTTCATTTGACCAAATTTCCTGAATGATTGCTGGATCAACTCCAAACCATTTTGATCCTTGTTTTTTAGAAACATATTGTGATGTCTTTTTAGCATCAAAAGGTTTCTTTAAAGAGGATACTACTGTTGTTACACTGTACCAAACAATATCTTGTTCAGCATCTAAACTTTTGTAACTATGATTTTCTGCATTAAAAAATATACTCATTTTTATAGTTTATCTAGGTTATCTTCTTCTTCTTCAGTAGCAATAGCTTCCCATTTACCCAATGGACAATCTGAAGATAATGATCTGGTTTTAAAATTAAGGGAGCATCCACATTCATTACAACATGGAGCTGTGCCTTTCACAGCACATTTCTTTCCTTTACTGGTACAATCCTCACAAATAGAATATCTTAGTCTTGCTATTTCTTCTACAGTTTCATCACGAATGATTGTATTAGTTATACCTTCAAGTATCTGTTTCCGGTTTTGCCATATTATTTTCAGTGTGTTTTTCATTCTTTTCTTTTTTAAAATTTTCTTTGTCTAATTCTAATGCATTCAGTTTTTTGTCTAAATTCTCAAGACACTCCACTTTGTCTTCTAACATCTTTTTATTAAAGTATGCACCAAAGGTTGAAGTGTCATGAGAGTCTAAAGCTTTCTTATACCTTTGAATTGACTTTTTTACTAAACCAGGCCTTGCAACAAATTGACCTAAACCATCAACATTAATTCTGGGATGAGTAAGATTTGTTAAATTATTTCTTATTTCTTTATAATAGTATTGGATTAAATCCTCAACCAGTTCTAAAGGACAATTAAGTTCCTCTGCTAACTCTTTATATAGTAGACTTGACTTTTTTGGAATCATCTACCTAAAAATTTATAATCTAATAAAATACTTCCTTCAGTTTGAATCTTTAAACTGGGATTAACCATTACAATTTTTTTGTTGTTAGAATCTTTAATTACTAATGCATTCTTTTCACATTTATTAATACAATTTCTAACAGTTTGTTCTGACTTAAATACCGAGTGCTCATCCGAAGCTTCATAACAAAAATGTGATAATTCAATTGGTCCAATTACACTAAGCAAAGTCAAGCACTCTAAATCAGAATCACTCAATGTTATTTTACTTAAATAGCAATGAGTTAATATCTGAAACTTGATAACATCTTTTATAGGCATTACCACTTTTTTTTGTACTTGGTTTACTAAAGCCATGTTACTGTTTTTTAAGTTTCCTTGCTAAAGGGTTTTGATCATTTATTTCTGAAGGTGTTGGATATGGATATTCTTCATTATCATTTTCTTCTTCAGGTGCATTTTCTATTTGATTCATCAGCATTGTATACTGCATTTGAATGTTAGTTCTTTTAAATCTAACTTCATCAATCTTCATTAACATTTCTTCATGTTCAAATTGTGCTGTTAAATAAGGCATAGAGTCCTTATAAAATTTAAGCATTTCTTTTCTTTTTAATTCTAATTCTTCAGGTGTAAACACCTTCTCTTGGTTTGCATTTTCCATTTTTATATATTTAAAGTTTATACAAATATACAAGAAAAGTTTAAACTAGAAATATTTAAACAAAAAAATCCAGATATACAATATACCTGGATCACTATAGTTTAAGTAACGGCTATCCTCCTGTATATAAACCTCTACCTCTAGGACTATTATTACCCCCACTACTTCTACCACTGCTCCTAAACTTAGTTGTTTTACCACATCCACTACGTCTTCTTCTTTTTGGTTTACCATCTAGCATGACAGTTTCCATACAAGATTCATCATCCATAGAAGCTGTATTCATGGACATGCCTGTTTCAGCTTTTTTTAATGGTTTTACTTTTTTAGCAGTTCCTCCCAAAGACATTTTTTTTATAGTAGGTTTTTTAGCTACTACTTTTTTTATAGATGTTTTCATGACTATCTATTTTTAAAAGTTAAGTTTAATATTGTTATAGAGTAAAAGTTTCTGAATGGGTCTATCTCTATAGATAGGAAATCAATTAATGACAATCTACATCTGATTGTTACTGTTTTCCAGTTTGGTTTGTGGGTTTTCCAACTATTTCTAAATTTCATAATTATAATGTTTTAAGCATTGCTATCATTTTTGGCTGAGGAGAAATATCACTCTTATCCTTTCTATAGGAGTTGTGAGTATATACTCCAGCAACACCTGACAAGGCATTCTTAGATACTGACCACATATCACTCTCATTGTATTTAAGAGAGATACCATAGATCTTATTCCAGTATACTAGCAACTGTCTCACAGATTCAATCTGTGCATCTGTATAGGCATGATAAAATGAATATCCTTTGTATGGTTTATCTAATGTGCAAACTTGATCAATTGGAACTTCACGATTTACATAATTGTAGAACTTGCCATTTTTTGATGTAAGTGGTCCCCAGTTACAAATCTCTATTCCAATTGCTAAAGGATCAAGTGATCTATATGGTAAAGCATTTGCTCTGAATACATCAGGTTTAATACCTAAATGGTATGCCCATTTTTTAGATGAAAATGCTTGTGCTATCTCACCATCAAATGTATCTTTAGATAAACCTTTACCAGATATAACTACACATGTAGCAATGCGTCCTCTGTCATCTGCATTCCACATTTTAATTGTACCAGGTGCTGAAGAGTTACCAGCTGTATGGTGCAAGACTATCTGTAGTTTTTTGGTCTCCTCATTTACATACTGTCCTTCTGAGAGAGGTACCTGTTTTATTTTAGTTAAGTCTAATACACTCATTTTTTCTTATTAAATTTTTTAGCATAAAACTTTGCAAGCCAGTTTCCAACTTTAGTCAAAACTGAATTTTCTGCATTAACAGTTACTTCAGTTCCTTTGTCTGTTTTAACAACATTAACATCAAGTTTTTCACTATCTAGTTTAAACTCTTTTTTCTCTTCAGTCACATGTAAATCAACATCCACTTTTGGAGTATCAACTACTATATCAATTTTCTTGTCTTTTTTGACTGCTGTTACCTTTACTTTTTTAGTCTTGACTTCTATTTCAATGTCTTTGACTTTTACTACTCTCTTTGCCATTTTTACTTATTTAAGGGTTTACAATTTCTTCTTCTTTTTTATCTTCAACTGTTAATTGAGATAAGGTAGCTGCTACTGTTCCTGCTGTAGCTAGATAACCTGCTGCTGTAATTACTGCTGCTGGTAATGAAATTGGTGCTGTTAGAATTACTCCTGCTACTGCACCTAAAGTAATTGCAATGTTTCTTACTTTCTTCCAAAACTTTGGAGTCTTAGCTGTCCATCTTTTTTTCAACTCTTTCATCTTTCTCTATTTAAGACAAACATCTTAACGGCATCTGATAATTCACCTACATTCTTAGCTAGATTCTTTATCTCAAGTTGAGTAAGCTCTTGCAATGCTTGATATTTTATCTGAGTCTCTTGTTGTACTAGTTCTATTTTACCTTTTAGTTTTCCTTGTTCTTCAGTATTCTTTCTTACATCTCCGTGGATGATCTTTAAAAAGTATCCAAAGATAGTCAAAACTGTTCCTGATATAAACAAGATTATTGTTATTGATGTTGTTTCCATTGTTATAAGTTATAAATATATATAATAATATAGTAAAAATATTTGAATCTACAGTGATTATACCAAACTATATTCTATATACCATGTATCTGTATCTGTTTTTGTAAGTGTTGCTACACTGTATTGATTTGGTAAAGTTGTAATTGTACTTGTATATAATGTTACTCCAATTACTCCTAATATGGTTACAGCTCCGGTTCCTTGTTGTGATACTTTTATTACAGCACCTGTAGGAATTGGAAAATTACTATTTAATTGAATAGTCATAGTCTGCGGAGATGCCGAATCAACCATTAAAAATTTACCAGCATCTATATTCAATAAAATTCTACCAGCAATATTTAACTCTGGTGTTACATAAGCATTTATAGAGTTAGCTGCTACATTTATTCTATTATTAATAGCATCATTTACAATAGCCCAATCTACTCCAGCACCTGAAATAAAATTTATTTTTGATGTACTTCCTACAGCATTTGCATTTTCAGAAAGATCAATAGTTGCTACATTTGCTTGAGGTCCATATCCTGATTGAAACTTAATATCATCTAATGCATATTGATCAAAACCAGTAGCAAATGTATTAGCTGTATTACCGGTCATAAATATTCTTGCCATTGACATAGTACTGATAGCAAGATTACCAAATGCATTTGTAGGAATAGAAACTAATTGCCAGTTTCCTATACTATTCATATTCATACCCCAGTTTGTAGCAAGAACAGAACCAATCAAAGTTGTACCGTTATAAAGAAAAATTTGAATATTTCTAGCAGGAAGAGCTACTGGTAAGTAAACTCTAAATGTAAGAAAAGCAAATGTTGTCCTAGAGATATTACTAGATGGTTTTGTATACTGTATATACTTACCAGCATTATAGGTAGGAGCAGTAACTAAAGTGCACTGGCTTCCTTGAAAAACTGGAGCTGGAGTTGTACTTGAAAAATTAACTGACAAAGCCGGAGCTGCACCTGCTACAGAAGATGGATTCCAATCTGGAGATGATCCTTCTCTGTAGACAAACTGGTTTGTTACTGTAGGAGTAGTTGAACCAGCTCCTACTAACACATACTGGATAAGTACATAGTTCTCATCTACTGCAGGAGTAAGAGGATTTGTAGCAGGAGTTCCAGAAATTACTGAAACTACTCCAGCCTCATTTACAACTATAGCATCAAATCTTGCTAATGTTGGATTACTTGCAGGTAATGTTACATTCTGAGCATTTGCAAAAAGTTGTATTCCTGCAATTTGATATACCAAAGCTGATACATTAAACACCATACCTATATCAGACCAAGAAGCTCCTCCAGATATTAATAAGTTGGCATTACCAGGGTTATTAATATTTGCAAGATCTAACTGTGTTGCATATGGATTAGTTACTGATGGAGTATGCGCACCTACGGCT